AGGTGGTATATTCTGTTGTAGCGGATCTTTTACGCTGGCTAATGCGGTGACTGTTCCCTGAAATGCCTTCTTCGCGCTTGCCCCGCCAGCAGCAAATTTCGCGGACATTGCAGCTGCATCAAGTCCAATTGCTTGAAATCCGCTGGATGTAGTCTCGGATCCGTCGATCACGCGAATTGACATTTCCTTTACAGCATCTCCAATTTTATCGAGATTCCATGCGCCGGTTTCCGCACCCTTCTCGAATATCTTGAACATGTCATCGGCGTCCAGTCCGACTTTCGCGAATTGGACAGAATATTCGTTAATGCTGTCAATCAGCTCTCCGGAATAATCTAACCCGTTTTGCGCGCCGGCAGCAATCAGATTCATGGCCTGTTCGCCGGAAATCCCGAAATTATCAATCAATGCTTTTGCGGCGCGAGTTGATTCGGGTATCTCATATCCGAATGTATCACGCAGAGCGAACGCAGATTCTGTAACGTCCTGAAGACTGGCATCGTTTAGGTCACCGAGTTGTTTTGTGACTTCGGCCATGGCCTGACCGATATCCTCAAAATTTTCGCCATAATTATTGACGTATATTTCTTCCAAGATTTTTTTGTATCGATCTGTTTCTTCCACGCCTTTTCCGGTGCTTGCGATATACTGATTCATGGCTTTTTGCATATCGTTCGCGCTGTTGACGCTGCTGACGCCGATCCCAACTACGGCAGATCCAACCGCTACCATACTGGCACCGATTGCTTTTGCCGTACCGCCTGCGATGCTTTTTAGATTCTCACCGTGCTTTTTGGCCGTTTCTTCACGCTTATTTCCAGAATCGATATCATCATTTTCACGGGCATCATTTTGCTGGATGTGATGATTGGTCACATCTTCCTTGACTTTTTTCTGCGTCGCCCCAGTTTCACGCTCAATCTGTTCCGCTTTTTGACCGGTCTTTTTTGCGGATTGCTCTGCCTTTTTTTCCGCCTGGTTGAGATCGGCGTCCAAATGGCTATCATCTCCGCGTAACTCATATATAATTTCGCCATCTTTGGCCATATACATCACCCTGTTACTTTTGTACCGCCATCCCTTCGAGTGTGGAAAACAGCAGGTCCAGCCCCTGTTTTCCTCCTATTCCCTGCACGGGTAAGGCGTAATACGATTTCAGCTCCATAATGCTTTGGATTTCTTTCCGATTGTGGCGATTCAGCTGTGGAATTTCCATGCTGCGGATTTTCATAACCTCACGAATTTTCGTTTTTTCAGACAGCCCCTGAAATAGCGCCAAAAATTTTTTCCAGTGTAGCTTTCCACGTTGTTCAATCAGGTCAATTCCGTAATCCTCCATGAACGAAGAATAGATATATTCGCCGTCAAAATCAAAATCGAAGACTTTTTGCTGATTTTTTGGCGAGTGTCTTTCCGGAATTTTTATGCACTGATCATAGATTGCTTGAAGCAGATTCATTTTTTGATTGGTGCTCATATGGATCCGCTTCGGACGAACAATCAGAATTCGCAACGCGGTATTGATTTTGTCTACGTCATTAAGTCTGGAATCTCTATACACTTTTTGCAGATCCAGCACAATGTCATAGGAAGGATTTACAGTATAGTAGCGATTTTCATGCCATACATGCGTTGCCGGAGGATCAGTCAGAAACCCCATACTATCACCGATTTGTGTACGATTTTATCGCATTTTTTCGTTCTATTTTTCCTAGACTACGGACCTGTTGCAGTACATGCTCTACAAACGGCATGATCTGTTGCAGCATTTCTATATAATTTTCCTCGTAGAAATCAATAATTTCCTTCGCGTCATTTCCGAACACCGCATACAGCAGATCGACCGTGGCTTCGCCAACCAACTGATAGATCTGATCTGTATTTTCTGGCAGCGATTCAGAATTTTCTGTAGATCTTTTGATTGCCATGCCTTCCTGTACAATTCGCTGAAAGGAAACATATTTTTGCGATAATCTGCGCCCGAAACCCTCCACATTAATCGGTACAACAAATTTTTTATAGATGCTCCCATCGTCATTGACCAGTTCAAATTCTTCTGTATGCTGCTTAATTCGGCGTGCTTGGTATGCCATACATATCCCTCCAAATATGAAATAATAACGGGGCTTTTGCCCCGTTATGTCCCTGTGGTTCCAATGGCCGGTTTTCCGTTGCCGTGAATTGTGACTGTCAGCGCATTGACTGCGCCAGAATCGCCATATGCAGGCGTGATATTAGCCAGTGTAATCGGCCATATAATGATTTTTGTTCCTTTCTGTAATTTCAGATGTGTTTTTCTTGCTGCGCCGATTCCATATAATACGTCGTCCGACAGCAGATATGTGCATGCTGCGTCTCCGGGCTTAACATCTCCCGTGATCGTCAGCGTCATTTGCGCGCCGGTCACTTCCGTGCTTCCCCAGCCTTTATCCTTCCAGTAGGTGGCCTGGTACAAAACTTCGTTCAGCGACTGCGACATATTTTTCATTAGGCTCCCCATATTCGCCCATGTTTCCGTGTCTTCTCCCGGCGTCGTATTGATATACGCTTCGGTTTCCCAGTTCATTTCTGGAGTTTCAGTATTTGCCGGCAGCTCCGGCTCGGCAAAAATTTGCAGATCAATTTTTTCCATATTCACCTGTCCTTTCAACAGTATATTTTGTTGTTTAATATGCAGGATCCGTGATACATTCCGTCCTCATCCCTGCCGATTTTAGACGGGACCTTTGAGATCGTCGAATCAATCCAGACGAATGACTGACCATTCGGATATTTTGTTAGCCGCTGAAAGTAATTGCAGATCCTCGACAGTTGATCAATGCATTTTTGCTGATCTCTATCGCGACAAAGAAATAGAACGGGAATCATTTTGATTGTGGTTTTGTCGTAATATGTTGTTTCGACAGTACCATTTCCGATTTCAGCATAGATGCTGTTACCGGGACGTAATTCCTTGAGCGATATTGTTGTACTCAATTCGCATTCTTTTTCCGCTGTTTCTGCAATCAGCTCCAAAAATTCCGTTTCCGTGCTCATTTTTTCATCTCCATTTTGAATGCCGCCTGATACACACGCTGCCACTGATCTCCATAAACATCAGCTGCATATTTCGTCCACTCCATGCGTGCTAAGGCACCGGTAAAATTCAGTTTTTCCGGGCCGTATGTGCGCGTTGTGGGACTTCCATGCATAACTTTTCCGTGAAATAGATACTGTGCGTATGGTTCATCCCATCGCATTGTATATGTCCCATTTTCTGCGCGAATGTCGCTGTGTGAAAGCCCACTGCTCTGCAGCGCTCCTTGATCTTTCGGTACGTGCTGCGTGATGTCCTTCAACGCCTGATTTCCCGTATGTGTCAATGCCGCATTGTTGGCTGCTTTCAATTTCGATATCGCAGCAGCTCGATTGAATTTGCATTTCACATTAATACTAGGCATGTCTTATCAGTCCCAATTCATAATGGTGCAGACGATCCTCGTCATATAACGGCTCAATAATCTTTATAGAATATTGCTTACCATCAAAATTGATTAGATCGTCTACATGAAATTCGATGCCACGCGGATAACTATTCTTGCAATCGTAGAACATTGTGGCAGACAACTGGATTTCCGCATTGTTTATGTCCCGAACAATTTTTTTTGATGGCTCCAATCGCACACGCTGCAGTGTGATTCCAGCATCAACAGATTCAACCCCCCATCGGTCTGATTGTGGTTGTGTGTGGTATGACACCGTGTGAATCAGCAGACGGTTAGGGATGGATCGCATAGCATCCACCCCCGCGATACAACAATCCTGTGCGTGCAAGAATACGAATTGCTCGTGGCGCATAGGAAGATTGCTTAGATGTCCCATCTGTTCCAGTTGACCTGGTATAATTATATTTACCCAGACCTACACTTTGCAGATCGTTGCCCGTGTCGATATCGCTGCCGCCGTTTGCATCCAGATACTCAATCTGCGCGCATATTGCTTTTTTTACACATTCTTGTGTGTCCGCATCGTATGCATCCATCCGATCTTCTCGGATACGATACATGCACAGCTCTTCCACGATTTCCGATGCTCGGGCTGACAGTGCCGGGAAATCAGTCTCTGCAACTGATTCCCCGAAAAAAACATTGCTGTAATAGTCATATGTGACATATGCCATTGCCTGCCCCTCCGATCCTGTTATGCAGACGGTTTAATATCTCCACTTTTTACCGTGTAGTAACCGACATTGACAACTTTGTTCGATGCCAGATCGACAATTTCGATAATGTCTCCTTCTGCAGCGGAGATCTCCGTCGTACCGCTCGTCAAATCCGTTCCAGCATACGTCGTTTTTGTAGTTCCGTAGGTTACTCTGGACGCCGGGTTCTTCTTATAGGCATATGCCGTTCCGGTATTACCGGATGCGACAGTCAGAATCGTTGTTCCCCCGGTCGATCCCTGAGCTGCATGAAGAACTAGCGAACCCGGAGAATACACAGCGCGGATTGCTACAGATCTAAGTACCTTATGATCATATACCTTTCTTCCCTGGACCGCAGATGCGCCGATATACTTGCCGGATCCAGAGAGATCCTGCAGGTGGATGTCTACAGCGAATTCCATCGCTCGCGTCGCAAATCGCGGATGCCCGGCCAACAGCTGAAGATTCGCCGTGGTATCATTCCACTCAATCACGAGGAAGCCGGCGATCTTTCCGATGGCTCCGGTCTGTTTTACTTCGTCGCCCAGGCTGGATGCAGAAATAAATTCCGGAGACTTCAAAATCAGTGCCATTGCATCCGGCAAAGCCAGCAGATAACGCTTCCCGTCATTGGGGATATTTGCCTTATTCATTCTGGTACGAATGTCCACAATTGCACTGTAGATATTGTCTTTTGTCAGCTGAGCTTCATTGTCTACCGTTGCGCCAGCCAGAAGAGTCGTTCCTCCATCGGTGTCAATCTGTTTTGCCATGACATATGCCGCAGAATCCAGACGATCTGCAACCAGATTATCCGGCACCGCAGCAGCATCATACCCGTCAATGATCTCATTGACAGCCTTATCTTTGGTGATTGGCATATTGACATAAGCTGTGGAGCCATGCGTTCCCGTAATGCCATTGGCCTTGTCGTAGTCGCTGACAACAACCTCTTCGTCTCTCTGTGGGATTTTTACTACGCCTGCAGCCGGCGATCCTTCATAATCATTGTTGTATACAACGCCGTCTTTCAGAATCAGTTCGCTACGCAGCTTCGCAAGGACAAGTTTCGACCAGCGCTCCTGATGTTCATGCGCAAATAACTGTAACATAATATTTTTCATTCAATTTTCCTCCTAACTAATATTTTAGTCCCGGGTTCTTTTTTAGAAACGCAGCTTCTACGCCGCTGAGCTTCTGTCCACTTCCTTTTTGGCGTTCCCCCCAAGACTTCCCTTTGTTCGGATCCTCGCTTTCCGGATCCGTTGTTCCGCTTTTCTTGAAATGCGGATATTTTTTTACAACTTTTTCGATCGCGTCCTCAAGATCCAGAGAATCGTCCGCGTCCATATACGCACGCGCCAATGCCGCCACATCGTCAACGGCATCTTTTGCTACGTCTGCCTCGAAGCAGGCCACTTTTACTTCCAGCTTGGTGATCGCTTCCTTCTTCTCTTTCTCTTCTGCGCCATCTTCTCCGGCCTTTCCCGTGCCGTCGGTAACGTTTCCGGATGTTTTAGATTGCTGTTCACGCTGCCATTTTCTGCGCTCACGTGCCAACCGTTTCCGGATTGCCTCATCTACATCTTTCTGCGAAAATTTCTTTTCGTCCGGACTATCCTCCGTGTCTTTTTCATCCTCCGAATCATTTTCCGGATCTTCTTCTGATCCGTTGTCTCCCGGATCATCTTCGCCAGCAAATAGCTGTAACTCCATGCTCCAATATTTTTTTAGCATATTCATGTATTTCATAGAACCCTCCCGTTTTATGCCCGTGTGGCAATTTTTACGTGGTCAGCATAGGTGTTCTGCAGCGCATCCATGCCAACAAAAAAAGAATCTACCAATAAACGGCCACGTTCTGATAGATTCTTCCACTGTATATCCATGTGCCCGTTTTGCATATGACATATCACTTCGTCATCCGTCAGCATATCCAGAGAATTCACTAAGTTTTGCGCCAACATCGAAACCGCAGCACACACGATATCATTTCCTTTTTCTGCGTACCCAGCATGGCCATCTACCGTAAGGCCAGACCGAGTAATATTGATTACAATCAAGTGACATCACATCCTCAAAATGATATAAAAATACCGCTGATCGTATTCGACCAACGGCATTAATCAATACTTAACTGCTCTGAAATTTCCTGCAATGACTTTCCGTGATAAATGGGATCATTCATTACATCATCAATATTATCATATGTTTTCATCTTATCGTCATATCCGACCTCTATCTTTTTCGCATTCCAAGGATTAATACAAGCTACAGCTCCATCATACTCAAATACCACATCCTGCGTTAATGACAAGATCAGCTCTTTTAAATTTTTCGGATTCATAAGATATCACCACTCTCTCTTCTCTCGGCGTCCGTCAACTCTCTGGTTATACGATTAACAATCTCTCCGTCTTTCCATTCAATATCGTGCGCGTGCTCACCATTTTTCCCATATTGGTGCTGCTTAGGATTGGCATGATGTCCAGAATGCGTTTGACGGTACATTTTCCCTTCAGAGTCAAAAAAAACACGATTGATCTGTTCATGTTCGCCTTTCACTTCTTTAAGTTCGATAATCGCATTTTCTCGGTACTCTTTTGGAATAGACACATGTCCTCTATTCTTCCAGTCATCCGTCACGATTACTGTCCCGTCTATATTATATCGGACAGCTCCATACTTATCAACGTATTTCTTCACCGCTACTGCTTTTGATGATACGCGCTCATCAAATCCGACTACTTGCTCGCGATCTTTCCTACGGTGTAACTGTTCATTACTATTTACATAGGACTTTAGCTTTGCCTCCTTTTGCTTTAGCTTTACAGCTGCCCTGTCAAATGCATCTTTGTCTCCAATTTCATCCAGCAACATGCACTCACGTTTTTGCTTTCGCACATCCCGCTCCAGAGCCCTTTGCACCTGAGTCTCTCTGTACAGCTTATTATTTGCATCTATGTCTTCTGTCGGGAAATAGCGTCTGATGGAAACTCCTGGAACAAATGGGAATTTATGATGACCGCAGTTAATGCCAAGAATGCCGTCCGGCTCCCCGTAACTGGTTTTATTCCACGGATAATATTTTATTTTTTTTCCGTTGGCATCTTCCACGGATCCGCTTTTGTTGTCCAGACTGTATATTTTTCCCTGGTCTTTGGCACATTTTGGGCGCGCACCAGAATGGGAATCAATTTCAATCAGACGGATTCCGTAATCTTTGCAACGTGCTGTCTGAACTTCATCTGCCGTATTTTTGATTGTGTTCCGCACTGCCATATTGACATATGCTTCCGGCGTCCATTCCCGGCCTGCTTTATCGATAAATGCAGGGATTCCCTTTTCGTTGAATTCCCGAATACACTTCTGGATCACTTGCTGCCTGGATTCTGCTCCGATCACTGCTGCAGAAGCGTTTTTTCCCAAAATATCTAAAAAGGATTGCTTTTCTGCGATTTCGTCTGCATCTCGAACAATAGACCGAACAAGAGTTGTAAATGCGTCTCTGGATTTATAGAGCATTGTTGTGTTGCACACATTCAGTATGTCCTGTGCTTGGGATTGAATGCTGCCCATGACTCGAGACACATTTTTGCTTTTTTTCGTTTCTGGAGCCGCCGCGTTTACGAGCCCTCGTTTCACCAGCTGCTTCATTCCGGAATCCATTTCTGAAGCCGCCTTTTTGGCTGTGTCCTCCAACATGCGCTCCATAGCTGTTTGAGAGATGCCGCTTTGCGATGCAATAATCGAAATATGTTCTTTGTTGAGTTTTCCGATTTCTGCCAATTTTCTGGCAAGCCATACGTCCGATGCAATTGGTTGGTCGTATGTCTTACAATGCTTAACAATATTCTGCATCAGCCGTTCTTCAAGATCCTGGTATATCCCAGAAATCTGATCAGCCATTCTCTGGTTCGTCAACAGATCCATTTACATCATCTCCGTTTTCATCACCTCGTCCCGTGTCATCTTGTGTCCAGTCAATATCCTGTCCGGTGATCTGTCCATCTTCCGCAATCCGTTCCATTTCCTTTTGAGCCGTAGCTTCGTCGCACTTATTGATTTCCATAATCGCAGACAGTTTTGAGCGGAGCCCGGCTTGCACCAGCTTGATGTTCCTGTCAATCGTAGTATTGGTATCTTCAATAATAGAATCATCAAAATCCACAGTCACATCTAACTGATCAATCCCTTGATCCAGAAGGGCAACCGCTTGCGCCATGCGAACCAGTGCTGATCCTATAATGATTGCATTTCGTTGCCTATTCTGATACAGGTCAGATTTGTCCGAAATCACCTCTGTAGCAGTCTTAACACCGGAAGCGTTGAACTGATACCGTCCCGTTCCCATTCCTACCTTGAGACTTAGAATATCAAGGCTGCGCTGAATTCCAAGTTCATGTTCTTGTGCGCGAATGGACATATCCACTTGTTCCGGTTTGGCGTCTTCTCGACTGTCATTTGGCATCAAGTAATATACTGTGTCATTTGGATCGAAAGACGGCGCGCTGATTCCATCTTTTTCCATCATCTTTTTGGCCATTGTGATCGGAACAAGGATCCGCTTACGCCCCAGAACGAATTCGTGCATGTAGCTGTCATATACCAGATCACAGCCCTTGAGCTGACTGATGCTGTTCGCATACACAGAAATTCCCAACGGACTGTCCAGATCAATATTATTATAGATGTTCGGCGTAATAATCTGGAAAAGCGGTCGATCATATCCAGTCTCTATCAGCGGCAGCACATCATCCGGCGGATCCAGTTCCTTCCCTGATTCCGCATCAATATATTTATTTTCGATATAATACAGCTCCGGATCTTCAGGCGGTTCCTCATCCATATCTTCTGACGCCTTCCCTTTCCGGTGAATCTGCAGATATACCACTTCTTTTCCATTCAGCACACGCGTGCTCCCAAAGGCACACTCTGTAATGTCGCCGTTATCCCAGGACAGAGGATAGATCATATCTGCCCGCACAAAATCTATGATTACATTTTTGTGCGAATCCATATATTCTACAAATGCAGCTGTTCCCAAGGCAAACGCCAACTCAATGATCTGATTCCCGCGTACGCGGAAATTATTTTGCGCAAGAATATCATTGAGCCGCTGATCATAGTTTCCTGCTTTGATAGATACTTTTTCATTAAGCAAGAGATTGGCCCAGTCTTCACACACTTTCTTAGCCATACCTAGCCTATAGCGTTTCTGCTTCGTGCTGGTTATGCCGTTGTACACAGTGTAGGTATGAAAATTCGGCACATCCCCCTGATACCAATCCAGCCACTCATCGATATGACTATACGTTTCATCCGAAACGGTAGTATATTTTTGTTCTGTCAGATATTGACGTATTATATTAGCCATTTTCTCACCTAAGATATAGTATATCGTTCTGCACGCTTTCGGTGCTGTATTCTGTGCTGTCCAAGCTATCAACGTTCATCAATCCGTCATCCAGCCGGACGTCCATGTTCTTTTTCTTCTCGTCATACACCGCCTGCGAAAAGGCTTCAATGATGTGTGTGCAGTGTTTCATCACTTTCCACCGATTCTGAGCAATCAGACTATTATAGATTGCAATCCGGTCATTGATCGGTCCTTTTATTGCATTCTTAATATCAATCGCCAGATGCTCCTGGATACAGGCCATTTCCAGCCCCGAAATCAAGGTCTGCTCAGCACTGTCACAGTATGCTTCATAGACCTTGTACTTTAACTGCGCACGCCTCACAAAATCCACAAACGCATCCTGGAGCTGCTTCGGGTTGATCCGTTTCTTACAGTAATACTCATCCAAAACAACTACCCGCTTGTATCCTTTTGTAAATCCCGTCAGGGTAAAAGAATGAGCCGATTTTGTACCGCCAAAATCGACTCCAATCACCGCATACATAATTTCGTTTTCTCCCAGCCACTCTTCTGTTACCAAGTAATCTTCCGTATGATCTGCAAACTGCTGATAGATCAGCCCGTCCGCTGATACCCAAAGCCCTAAAATAAAGCGCTTGTAGAATACGCTTCCATGCGGCCATGCGTTTTTATATTCTGCTTTGCGCTTCGGAGAAATCGAGAGGTTATCATCCATTGTAAAATGCAGGTGATAAACTTTTTTCGTTTTCGCCGCTTCTGGGCTCAGATATTCTTCGCAAATGAAATGATGCGGCCCTTCAGGGTTGCAATTCATCCAAAATTTCCATCCATCAACGGAACACCGTGCAATCGCCTGATCTACGAAAGACTTTGGGAACAGAGCTGCTTCGTCGAGATATGCGCCTGCCGCAGTTAAGCCTTGTAATGCGTCTTGACTTGCTTCTGTGTTCGCCCCGTACAAATAATAGGTGTTGCTTCCAATTTCCAGTCTTGCATCAGTTCCGGATCTCACGTAGTCATAGGGCCAGCCCCACGCCTCCAGCATTTGTAATATCGGTCTGACCACGTTCTTCTTGAGGGCGCCCATCGTCTTTCCTGCAAGAATGAAAGACTGCCCAGAAAACATCTCTTGGGACCATGTCAGAAAACCGATGATGCAAGCTATTGTCTTACCGGAACGGATGGAGCCGTCAGCAATCACATAGTTATTCCGGCTTGCCGTTGTCACTGGTCGCCACCAATGGATCAGACGCCGCTGCTGGACTGAAAACGGTTTGAATTCAAACTTCGCCGGTCTCTTCTGTTTTTTCGGCATCGTCTTCACCTGCTTCAAATAACCGATCAATAGCTTCCTGTGTTGGATCCATAGCTTTGAGGAATCCCTTAATGTTTTCTTCGCTTCCTTCCGAGTTCCCGATTTCCTGATCTCTAGCTCGTTTTGCACGATCTATGCGAATTTTCTGCTCCTTGATATCTGCATCTGTTTTTTCGCTTTGCCCAGCATACTTGGCAATTGCTTCATATGCTTTGACATTTCCAGAAAGCGCTTCTCTGAGCATTGCCATATTGATCGCGGATTCAAAAGTGCAATCTGCGCCTACGGACTGCAATGTTCTACGCCATTCTTCTTCATCTATTTCAGCTGTCAACAGCATATTCAGCGTCTTCCGAAAATCTGCTTTCCGTCTCCGCGCAACGCCGCTGGCTTTTCCACCTTTTTTCCCACGTTCTCTTGCTTCTTCCGTGCTTCGGATCGGTTTCAGGTTGCCTTCATTCACGTCACCCACCTCTCGCCGTTTTGCGCTTATTTTCCGCTGGCCTCCAGTTCCTCGATACGCTTCTCCAGCTTGTCGATCCTGTCGTACAGAGCTCGGATCGCATACAAGGCAACCACGCCCAGCGACTCATATTTCACCCCAACCATCGCGTCTTCGTCCGCTCCATCCTTGTGACCGATGAACGGGAAGATCTTGCTGCCTGTGAGGTCGTTGGCCATGATCCCGATGTGAATCTTCTCATATTCGTTGGCCGCCATGGCGTCCTGCACTGTCTCGGTATGCGTCGGATCTGACACATAGGTGTAGATGTCGACATTACGAACGAAGTCGAGCAGATCCTCCTGCGTCAGCGCAGGCGTTTCTTCCGCCGTCTGATCCTTCTGCGGAACCAGCCTGATGTCATTCTTACGCCTCCGGTCGCTGGTCTGGATCGTACCGTTGGAGGCATATACAGTGCTCCATCGCTTGCCAGAATACCCCAGCGAATATACGTCATCCAAGATCGGTCTCAGATATCCGCTCTTGCTGGACCAGTTCAGCCATACTTCGAGCCCTCCGTAGTCTGTGCCCGCTGTCTCCCAATCGGTACCATCACCGTGTTTCAATGCCGCATAAAAAGTTCGTCCGGGAGGTCCATTGAACGATTTCATTTCCAGCGTCTGGATCATATCGTCATACGAGGCGTTCTTTTGCCGCAGCGTCAGGCCAGTTGCATTGTTAGCCCCCTCCCCCTGAATCTCAATCGGATCCGTATTGCTTGCCAGTGCATCCAGATCCATCCCGCCGGCTGCTGCCCATGTGCCGTCCCCGCGCAGGAATCTGGTATTGTACCCCGCTGCCGGTGCGGGGACCAGGCCTGCTTTTCCG